CCTTTGGGTGTCAGCACCATATCCATAGTTATTGTGGCCGACACAGGTGTAAATGGTTGAGAAGCTTTGGCTGCAGAAGGCTTCACTCCCGCTGTCTTAGGAGTCGGAGTAGTGGTTAGAATCGTGTGTTCGGCAGCAGTGATTCTGCCTTCTGCTAAAAATCTATCTGCTTCCGCCCTGCCTGCGGTATTATCGTCATCACCTTCTACATTCTGTACAGACTGAGCAACTGTGACTCTTGGCACAGCAGTAGCTGAAAAAGTTCCGGGGACCGTGGCAGCATTGTATAAGGCAATTTCTACACCATTAGCATACACATTAAACGGATTGTATAGAGGTTCTTGTCTGCTTAAAGTACCTGCTGTGTGATCGTGTGGAACTAAACTAGGGTTAGAAACCGTCGATGAACCAGCACCTGCAGAAGTTGATTGTGGGGTTGGTGTAGTTGCCATACACTATTTAAGCCATCGCAATCCCAGTGGTTTGCTGTATGAATTGATCAGCAAATGATTTATCGGTGGCTTCTACCACGGCTACTACACCTTTGGCTATTCTTACTTCTTTGCTGGGGTCAACCGTGAACAGATAGGGCATTAATGCTGGTCCTTTTGGGCTCATAGCAATCACCATGGGATGAGACAGTCTATAGTGCATGATCTGATCTTCCGTTAACTTTGCCACCAATTCTTCACCGCTGGTGAGTTTCAATGTGACTACTGCTCCTACCGCCACACCTTTGTCTATCAACATCATATTTTCCCTTCGCCGAATCCGCCGGCTGTTTGTTCTAAATAAGTTCTAAGTTCTGTAAATCCGCCGACTAATTGATTGTTAATGAAGATCTGCGGTACAGTACGTGCAGTTGGTACAGCTTCTAAAAGTTCTTCTCTAGTGTAGCCGTCACCGATCTTGCGTTCTTCATATGCTATGTTCCGCTGTGTGAGCAAGGCTTTGGCTTGCTCACAGTAGGGACAGTTATACTTGCTCCATACAATTGCTTTCATTATATTTCCTTGATTAACCTGTGTACACAATACCGCCTTTCTTGTCTGTGACCCTGACCATCAGCATGCCTTTGTTTTTATAACTCAGTGCGGCTGCTATGGCAGATTGTTCGCTGCCATAGTGTCCTATTGTAGTCCAAGATTCGTAAGGATTATTTCTTTTGAATTGTGCTTTATACATGGTTTATTATATAGCCGGAAGAGCATCATAGTCGAGATTTTCTCCCATGACTCCTATTACGTAGTTGGTGCTTTCGCTTTCCTGTAGAGCTGTTTGTTTTTTGCTGGTATCAACGTGTTTGTTGAACCAAGGAATTGGGGTTGATTTAGGAGCACTGGCTTGATACTTAATGCCAATATCTTTCAATGCGCCAACTGCGGTAAAGTCAACAAAGTCTTTGAGAATGTTGGCATTTAATCCAATCACTGGACCTTTGTTAAACAAATAGTCAGCCCAGGCTTTTTCTTCACGGATAACATCTAGATATAATGAGTATACTTCCGCTTCGCATTCTGCCTTGGCTTCAGCAAAGCGACTGTCTTCTTTGATCACTTGATTGATCAAATACGCAGTCCATCCTTTGTGTAACAACTCATCTTGTAGGATCAATTGGATAATATTGCCATTGCCCATGAATATCTTGTTCTCTACCATGGCCAAACTTGTAGCGAACGATACCATAAAGCGGAATGCTTCTAGGGCATAGCTGGCATGTAAGGCCATGTAGATTGCTCGCACATGTTCTTTCTCAGTAACAGTCTCGCCTAGTTGTTTGCGGCAGTTGACCACATGTAACGCCTCGTAGTAGTTGCCTACACTTGATGCCATGTCAACGATTTCTTTGGTGTCATGAATGGTGTTGAACACATCCTTGGGCACGTTGTAGATATTACGAATGATATGACTGTAGCTCTTTGAATGAATGTTGGTTTCAAAGAATGTCCAGTTGTAGACCAGTGCTTCCAGTTCAGGCAAACTAATAACAGGCATAAAGATTTGACTTGGTCCACGACCCTGTAAACTGTCCAATGCTGTTTGACGCAGAAGGTTACTGGTAAAGATATGTTTGACCGCGTCACTGGCATCTTTGAAATCGTTGCTATCTTTGGTAAGACTGATCTCTTCTGGGACCCAGAAGAAACCACGTGCCGTTGTTTCAAAGTCTGCAATCTTTTTATATTTCACCTCTTCAAATCTTTGGATGACCACCGGCCCGGCTGGATCTAAAAACATTTTGCAATTTAGATAGTCTGATTGCCTTGATAAATCATATTGTTGTTTACTCATTTTTTTCCTTATTATGTTTATGGAATCTAGATAATCCCATATTATTAGTTTCTTTTTGGCACACTATACAGCATACTCTAATTTTAGAAGGGTTATCATTTACGCTACATATCGTTGAATAGTTACTCATAATTTACAGCTTGCAGGCCAAGCAATCCTCTTCATCCTCAATCAACTCTCTTTCATTATGAAATCCGTTGTAATGCACCTCTGGTGTTAGTTCTGCCTGTTGCTTGCTGCCTGCTTTGTTGATCAAGCTGTAGTAGAATGTTTTCAATCCCCATACATGTGCCTGCATAAGGTTTCGAGCGATCAATGTAGTTGGAACTTTACGATCTGGCCAATGTGCAGGATTATAGAAAGTATTAGTGCTGATACTTTGATCCACATAAGCTGCTAATACTGCGGCGGTTTTCAAATATCCGTCGCAGTCTTTCTGTTCCCACATCAGTTGATACTTGTGTTTCAATCTATTATATTCCGGAACCACCTGTGTGAATGATCCTGCCTTGCTTTCTTTGGTAGAGATCAAACTCATAGGCATTTCAATTCCGTTGGTTGAATTGATAACCACAGAGCTAGACTCCACAGGTGCAATAGCCATTAGCGTGGCATTTCTCACACCGTGCTGTTTCATTTCTTGTCGGAGTGGTTCCCAGTCGAGCTCTGGAGCGAAGTCAGCGAGTTCGTTGACTCCGGCGGCTCTTCTTTCCCAAGGGAATTCTCCTTGGCCGTATCTGGTTCTGTCTGAGTCTTTGCAACAGCCTCTTTCTTTGGCCAGCTCGACCGTGGCTTCTGTAAGGTAAAAGGCTTGATGCTCCATCCAAACTTTAACTTCTGCCAATGCATCTTTGTCGCCATATTTTATTCCCCTTCTTGCATGCCAATAAGCAAGGTTAGTTACACCAATACCTAAGGGTTGAATTTCATCGTTGCTGAGCTTGCTCTGGATGCTCAAGAAATCTTGATAATCCAAAATGTTGCACAGGCTACGCTGTAGTATGCGACATGCACGGCGCATGTCTTCTGGGTTACGGAACGCACCCCAGTTGATGGATCCCAGTGTGCATAACGCTATGCGTCCCTCCTCGTCGTCTAATCTCTTAAATGAACGGGTTGGCAATAAGATCTCACAGCACAAGTTACTTTGATAGATTGTATGATACTCAGGATCAAAAGGACCTTGATTCATAACGTTATCAATAAACACCAAATAGATGCGACCTGTATCTGTACGCTCCTTCAAAATGCCAGACTTGAATACTTCTTCAGCTGACATCGTTTTCTTACGTAAGTCTTTACGTTTTTCATACTTCACATACAATTCTTCAAACCGTTGAATGTTCTTGTAAAATGCTTCATACAAATCAGGAACCTCATTGGGATCAAAGAATGTAATATTCTCTTTGTTCTTAAAACGTCTCCAAAAGAAAGCCGACAACACAACTCCGTAGTCCATGTGTCGTACTCGAGTTTCTTCTGTGCCTTGATTATTTTTTAATACGATGAGATCATCGAACTGTAGATGCCATATGGGATAGAATACTGTAGCACTTGCATTGCGAATACCGCCTTGACTGCAACTGCGTAGGTCACCGAACCATTTCTTTAAGAAAGGGATCATACCGGTATGTTGAATTTCGCCACCTCTAATGGGACTACCTAATGATCGTAAACGACCTATCTCCAAGCCAATGCCAGCACGTTTGCTGGCATACTTGGCCATCATTTCTCCACTAGCAAAAATGGAGTCAAGATCATCATCACTGCGAATGAGCACACAACTACTGAACTGCTTAGTGGGAGTGCCAAGGCCAGCAAGAACAGGAGTAGCGAGAGTAAATAGACCGTCTGAAGCTGCATTGTAGTATTCCTTGATTAATTTCATTCTTGCTGTGTTAGGCTCTTCTTTGTGAAACACAGTTGCGGCTGCTATCATGTATCGAACCTGTGGAGTTTCGTAGATTTCTTTCGTTGCACGATTCTTCACAAGATATTTTTCAATCAACTGTTCGATGGCCGCATACGAGTATTCTTCATCCTTGGCATGATCAATCATATCGTGCATGCGGTTCCAGTCATCTTCACTGTACCATTCTAACAATTCATTGGTATATAAACCAGTGGCCACATTGGTTTTAACGATTTCATATAGGTGTGGTGGTTCATAACTGCCATATACATCTTTACGTAACATGCTGAGTCTTTGCTTGCCTGCTACATATTGATAATTGGTGTTGCCAACGTCTGGATTTGATTCTACATCTATGAGATCCACAATGGCTCTCAGCGTCAGTCCGTCAATCTCTTCAGTGGTAATGCCATCATAGAAATGCGGCTGCGATTTGATTTCTATCATGCTCTGGCTGACGTCTGCTATGCCCTTGCATACCTTGGCCACCTGGGCCTGCCATTTTTCTACGGCTAATGGTTCTTTGCTGCCGTTTCTTTTGATTACTGTAATGCTCATTTATTGTTCTCTATTTTAATGTCGTAGGGTATTTATTACAGACTTGACACAGAGTAAATTGTTTTAGTATCTAGTGATTCTAATCTTTGTTTTTCTACTACTGTGCCGTGGTCTAGGTTAAGCACGTGACTATGATCTACTAAAAGAAGATATTGTGTAGAATTTTTTTCTGGGCTCATAGACATATGTATCTCGCAAACGGTGTGAGAAAACCGCTGTGTTAACTTGATAGTGTACAGCATGCCCAACACAAGAGCAAGATCGTCGAGGCGCAGATCCAACATGAGATGCCAGGGATCGGGCCATTCTGTAGGGAGTTGGGGATCAAGATAGCTGCTGACGAATGGAGCATGTGTCCATAATTTGGCTACATCCTGCAATGCAGTTTCGCTGGTTTCTAAACTCTGTCTAAACTGTCGCCAAGCTGCTAATCTCTGAGTCCCGTGCTCATCAAACACCGTAGGCAACATCGAACGATATTGAACCAATGATACCGGTGGCAAGAGGATTTTTATAAGTCAACATCACAGTATCTATAACTGACGCTGTAGAATCGTCGAGGATCGTGTTACTAGATTTAGTAACGGAAAATTCAAAGTTAGCCATACTATTTGCTCCTGGTGATGTTAGATTGTTTGGTGAATATGTGAAATTATCTGAGACGGAGACATCACTGCCGTGTGCAGACGGACTGAGATCATCTCCTATAACAATGGTCACAGTGCCGTATCTGGTGTGTTCGCCCAGTTTAAGACAATAATTAATCACAGTAAATTTATTCTGTGCGGAGAATGCTGCCAGTGGTGTGAAACTATCTGATAGATAGATCAGTGAATGATTTTTATCTATAAAACTCACACCAGCACTGTTATACACTTCAGTGAAGGATGCTGTGATAGCCGATGAAGTCACGGCTGCATTCTGCTGTCTGTCACTGGTGCAGGCCACAACAACGTTTCCTATCTTGTCTCCAAAATACACCATGACATCGTTGGGATTTGCACTGTTGTTGGTACCGTTACCTACACCTTTAAATTTTGATCTTTGTATAAGAGTTCCTTGACCGTGTGTAGCTCGAAATGCTTGGTTGGCTATTTCTTCAAACACACAATCATTGATCTGCCAGCGATTGCCTTGTGTGCTGACACCGTCAATGAAAATTGCCGTATCGTTGACAAAGAATTCACAATTTTGGAATTTCACTGAGG